CCCCGGCCGACCTCCATCCAAGCCCATCGACTGCTGACCGGCACCCCCTGCGCGGCGATAGCGCCCAGCGCAGGGGCCACCCCCGCCGCCACGACCATCGGCCAGTAGGCTAGGTCAACCGCCAGCATCGGTGCGGTGGCGGCGGCGAAGACCGCGCCGATCCTGAGCTGCCCCAACCATCCTTTAAGCCGTCGCCCGTCCGGGCGGATAAGCTCGGCCATAACGGACATATCCTGCCGGTCGCCTTGGGCGTATAGGACGCCGGCCAGCAGGCACCACCAGTCGGGGCGGATGAGCGTGGCGACCAGCGCGCCGCTGGCGTACCAGGCGGCCATGCGGACAATGTCGCGGCCCCAGAAGCGGCGCTCCGGGAAGCCGCCGCGCATACGGTCGGCCAGCGCCGCGAACAGGATAATGAGCGGAGTCATCCGCGCCGGATGACTTCAATAAGGCCGATGGCGGCAGTGACGGCCGCACCGATGGCCGGGATGAGGTCAGGGGCGACTTGGACGCCAAAGCCGCCCACGATAAGGGCGATGCCCCGCCAGGTGCTGGCCTCCTTAAGTCGAGCTAGTGCGTACCCCATGATGCCTCCTACGGCAGATTGATAAGGTTTTCAGCGATACGTCGCGACCAACCGCGACCGAATATATGGAAGGTGTGCAGTTCGGTCATAAACTTCAGCCTGGTGCCGTTGAACTTAGCCGCCAGCTTGTACGGGTCCATCGCCACCACGGCGCTCAGGGTCTTGTGCCCAATGACCCCATCGTCTTTGACGCCCACCGCACGCTGAAGCCACTGAACGGCAGCACGGACACCGGAGTTGACTGCTGCGTCGAAGACCGCGAAGCGAACGTGCTTGGGGAGTTCGTCGGCGTGGACAACGTCCCAGTAGTCGCGCAGGTATAGCGCCTTGGCCCGTTCCAGCGTCAGCCCGGCGATGTCCTCACCCGGATAGGCGCGCTTGGAGACACCGTACTTTGTTTCGCCGCCGGGGTCTTTCGGGTCGTTGACGTAACCGCCCTCGTGCCCGATGAGTGCCTTAAACGCTTCATCAAAGGTCATTTGTCTGCCTTGGCGTCGAGCCGGTCGAAGATTTTGGACAGCATGTCTTTGATCTCGTAGATGTCGCGGCGATAGTCTTCTTTCAGAACGTACCGCTGGGGCAAGTCTTCGCGCAGCTTGCCGAGGTCGGTCTTCAGTTCCTTGACCGCGCTCCACATTTCCATGGCGAGCCAGCACAGCAGGGTGATGAACGACCCAAGCAGGATGTTGATGATGCCTTGCACGTCGATCACCCAGTTCACGAAAATCTCCTTATACCGCGCCCAGCGGCGCTGCGATATGGGAAAAAGTCACGGCTGCTGGTTGCCCATCAGCGCGTTAATGTTGACCGCTGCTGGCGCCAGCTTATTGACCGCCCCAACTGTTTTTGTCGTCGCGTCAACCGCCCGCTGGGTGATGTTGCCCTTAGCCGCTTTTTGCATAGCTTCCGCGAGCGCCTTGGAGTCTATCATCGCCAGCGCCAACCGTTGCGCCAGCCGAGCGTTTACGTTTTTGGACAACTCGGCGACCGTGTTGTTGACGATGATTTCAGTACCGATGCCGACCGGAATTTTGACGCTGCGGTACTTTTCCCATAGCGGCATCTTGAGCTTGGCGCCGGTTTCGGCCAGCGCCGCCGCCGTTGTCTGGTGGTATAGCGCCGTTTTGACCTGGTCTACGATGTTTTTGGCGGCGGGTACGTCTGCGACGATGTCTGCCACGGTTTCTTTTTCGGGGATGTTCAAGCGATTGCGGAGCGCGTCAATGTCGGCGTTGACCTTGTCAAGGTCAGCGGTTGCGACTTTGGCCGCCTGCTTGGCTTGCTCAAGTTCGCGCGCCCGATCAGCAACATCCCCGACCAACGCTTCTTTATTTCGCGCCGATGCTGCTTTACGGGCGGCGGCCTCGGCTTCTACTTCCGCCACCGTTTTGCGGACGGCAGGCAAGCCGCCCTCAATCGTCGGCACGGGCGCTTGAGGCGCGGGGCCTAGCTTGTCTTGCAGCTTTTGAATCTGCGACGTGGTTTCAGAAATGTCTGCCGCCATGCGCGGGTAGACAGTTGCCGGCAGCGTTCGCAGGTTGATGTTGGTGAAGTCAACGCCGGCGTCTTTCAGAATCCGCATGTTGTCTTCGTACTTGGACATGAAGCGGGCGTGCGCGGTGGGGTCAACCACGTTGTTCTTGACCACTTGCTTGCGGTAGAAATTCTCAATAGCTAGCTGTAGCTGCGCGCGAGCCGCCGGGTCTTTTTTCACCATCCGCGCCATCTGCTGCGTGGCGTCCAGATTGCCGCTGCTGAAGAACGAAGGCACAATCGCGTCGGGCCGCATGTTGCCGGTAAGCAATTTGCGGGATTCATCGCCTGACTTGTACACGTCTCCGATCAAAGTCTTGTACGCCGCACGCGCGTCATCCGCCGCTTTGATAGCGTCGGGCGGGAACGTGGTGCTGTTAGCGATTACGCCGTCAATCGCCTCCTGCATCTTCGCCAGCGCAGCCAATTTGGTCGCTTGCGCCGGATCGGTAGCAGCGCGGATTGTTCGGGCGTAGTCAGCGTTCAAGGCTTTGCGAAGGTCAATCAAGTCTTCCATTGACGCCATCGGCGTTTCAAACGTAGTTGACCGACCCGTCAAACCCATAGGCCCGGTGCCGGTGGTAGTGGCCTTGCCTCGAAATCGATTGAGGATGGCAGCGGTGGCCGACGGAAGCATGTCCGGCGCGAATTTAGCCAGCGGCGTGCCCATAGCCTGCGCCGCGACGTTAAAGATGTCGCTGGCGTCGGTTTTGGTTCCCTTCGCCAAATCCCGCGCGGAGTCGTACAGCGGGTCTACTTTGGACTGGGTCACGCTAGTTTTGCGACGGTCAATCATGTCCGTCAGCACTTGCCCCTGTTGCTCTGGCATTGTCTTAGGCAGCGTTCCCGCCTCGGCCATGCGCGTTTGTTCTAGCTCTGACGACAGCCGGCCAGCGGCCTGCCGAGCCCCTTCAAGTTGAAGCAACATGTTAGGGGGCATGGGTTGTTCGCCAGCCAGCCCCGCCGCCCGTTTTGCGTCGTCCAGCGCGGACTGTTGAAGATTGACAGACCAGTCGGATAGCGCGTTGACAGATCCGATTTCCTGATTAATCGCCTGCTGGGCTCCAGCAAGTTGATTGGCCTGCGTGAGGCGCTGCGCCCGCGCGGGGTCTTCGTAGAAATTCTTCTGTATCGCCCCGCCGCCCATGAACTCCGCTTCCCGCGCGGCCCATGCCAGCGTAGGCAAGTTCATTTCGGTGGCGATTTGGTCAATAGATTGCCCCGCCGCAGCACGCGAAGCGATTTCGTTCATTCTGTCGGGGTTGATGCGCTGGCGCCCGCTGCGGTCAAGAACGTCGTTAAACAGCCCGATTTCGCGAAGCGCGCGGTTAAACACCGCCGTTTCGCCACCAGGTACGACATATGGTTCAGCAAAATTGTAAGCGCCGCTGATTACCGGATTGACCAGCTTTGCAGCGGGGCGCAGCGGATCTGTAAGCTGCCCCGCCGTAGATAGCACAGCGCCGGCTTTTGATAACTTACCCGCCGCGCCGGCAGCACCCGCCGCCTGCGCCGCCGCACCAGTCGCGCGAACCGCCCCCGCGCCGCCCGTGAGAACCGTAGATATGTCGGCCATTGCGCCAACCGGGTCGGTCTGGATGGTTTTGACAAAATTGTCCCAACCGCCGTACCGCTCGCGGTACATGGAGTTCAAACTTCTTGCAAGCTCAACCGACTTGGCTTTTTCGGGCTGCTCCGAATAGTCCAGCCCGGTAGCCAGCAACGCCTCGCCCTGCGCGAGTTTGCCGAGCATGGTCGCGGTGTCCACGGGGTGCAACACCATGTCCACCAGACTGCCGTAGAAATTGATGGCGCTGCTGGGGATGTTACCCGCAGTGGTCTTGACTCCTTTCCATACGCCGTCCAGCGTTACCGGCGGTGACGGCGCATCTAGCGTGAATCCTTCCGGCAATTGCAAACCTTGCCCAGATGGTGGCTCCAGTGTAAAACCTTCCGGAAGTTTTAATTCATCCAGTGCCATTCGCCACCTCGGACAATAATTTGTCTGCCATCCGGGCCGTATGCGATCGTGCCTTCTGTGATTTGCTTAGGTGTCCCGCCACCCGTCACGCCCGATGGGGAGGGGGGGACGCCGGACGACGAAGCGAGGGGCGGCAATTTGATGTACGGATTAAAAGGAAATTTAATGCCGCGTTCTTCCGCGCTTTTCACGTCTTCGTTGTATAGGTCAACTTGCGCCCGCGATGCTTCAATAAACGTATCCAAAATTCTAGGAAGCGCAAGAGGGTCTGCGCCAAGACTGCCAATAGCTTCCTGCAACGCTTTTTGCTGCTGTTCGGTCGGGTTGGAATCCAATTTCTTCAAATTGTCCAAAATACCCCGAAAAAGTCGCGATTTAAGCTCGCCAGCGTCCGTCACGCCCTCAACATTGATGCTGGCCCCAAACCGATTATTCATAAAAGACGCAGCCGTTCTGAGCGCGTCCCCGCCAGGCCCCATAAAATCTTTGGCGTTGGTAGATAGAACTATCTCTTTAGCCGCCTCAAAGTTTAGTATTTGCGCGGGCACATTGCGCAAGGCTTTTCTAGTTTCGGCTAGGTCGGCCATATAACTTTTAGCCGCTTGAGTCTCTGCGGTGTCGGAACTATTGATCTCAACCCTAGTCCCCGGCGCGCGAGTCTGCTCGTGCTTAATCTGATTATTGATTTCTTCGAGTTTGATGGAAAACATCGGGTCTTTTCGGTCAAGCTGATCCCGCGCTAGCTGAAGCTGACCTAGCGCGGTCGGCGGTTTGGCATGTTGCGCTTCTTCATTAGCCGTCATCCCGGACATACGCTGCCACAGTTTGGTCACGTTCTGCGGATTGGCTTGCAGTTGCTGTTCAATTAACGAAAGGTCCTCTAAGCGAATGCCGTACTTCTCGGAAAACTCCGCGTCGCGCACCGATTTGCCCAGCAACCCCATCAACGCTGGCCCGTTGGGGCCTATTATCCGCGCGGCGTTTTTGAACGCATTCTCTTTAGCCTCTAGTCGGGTCTTGCGCTCGGCGGCCTGACTGGTGGCGATTTCCTGCTGATACTTCTGCGCGTTAAGCTGATTGGCCTGCATACCGCTTTGCAGCTCTTGCAGCTTCATCATCATGCCGAGCTGATTCACCCCGGCGCTGGGGTCGGGCTGCGGCATCGAGATGGGCGTCAGGCCCCGGACAAGCGTCGGATCTAATGGCATGTCAGCCTACTCCCGCGTAGTCAAGCATACTCCCGCCACTACGGCTGTTGCCGCCGCCGCCAGCCTGTCGAATCAGCGCGTTGATGAACTCGCGCTGCAACTGCTGGTCCTGCGTGGTGCCTCTGGACAGCGCGCTGTTGATCGCCCTGTTCCACCCCTCCTGCGCCCCCAAGTACCCCGACGCCCGCGCATCCGCCGCGCTGGTCACCGCGCCAGCCTGCGCCGCGCCTGCGTTGCCCATATAGTTGCTGATGTTGGTGCCCATGTTCTGGCCAGCCTGCG